ATTGCGGAGTAGTTTTTATTATACGGATGTAGGCTAAACGCAGAACGTCCGCTTGCGCTCGGCTAATCGTGGCAATTCGTACAATACGTGGTACGTGAACTCTAGCGGCAACGTCAACAACAACAACGCGAACTGGGCCAATCGCTGCGCCCCGGATTGTGTGGTATTAAGGACATAAAGGCTATTCCGTAAGAATGGCGCTCCAACCAATCAAACACAAGGAGCCTGCATCCGGCCGTAAGGCGAACAACACTGTAGCGATGCGGTCAGCCGGAGAACGACTGTTACCCGCTGTCAACGCTATGGACCTATCTATAAGTTTTATGGATATGGAAGAAGTAATCGGCTTTGAAGCCTTATATGATTCGATGCACAAGTGCAAGAAAGGAGTTATTTGGAAAGAGTCCGTTGCACATTATGTATTGAACAGCTTGGAGGAAACATACAAGCTCAATGAGCAGTTGGAAAATGGAACCTACAAGGCAAGGCAGATAGCAAAATTCACGATAACCAGGCCGAAGAAAAGAGAAATCATCAGTGTATGTTTCAGAGACCGCGTTTATCAGAGAAGTTTGAATGACAACGCACTGTACCCAACAATGACAAATTCGTTCATTCGTGATAATTGGGCCTGCCAGCGTGGCAAGGGTACCGATGATGCGAGAGACAGGATGAAACTATTTCTGCAGAGGATGTACCGGAAGTACGGTACAGAATTTTACGGTCTGCAGATAGATGTGCATGGGTATTATCCGAATATGCGGCACGACTTAACCAACGCAATGTTGGAAAGAAAGTTGGAACCGGAAATAGCAAAACGAGCCATTGATGTACTCGACGGACAGTACGCCGGAGATGTTGGGTATAACCCAGGAAGTCAGATGGTTCAGATTGTTGGCATATCGGCATTGGACGATCACGACCACAAAATCAAGGAAGAATTGGATGTGGACGAGTTCGGAAGATATATGGACGATTCGCTTGCGTTCCACCCTTCCAGGGAATACCTGGAATACTGCAGAAAGGTGATCGGCGAGATATTGGCTGAGAAAGGGTTAGAGTTCAACCCGAAGAAAACGAAGGTATTTTGCATTACAGACGGTTTCACATTTTTAGGATTCAAGTACCGGCTAACAGATACCGGGAAGGTTATTATGATAATCGATCCGAAGAACGTCAAAGAAAGACGTCGGATATTACGAAGGCTGGTGAGAAAAGCCAAAAGAGGCGAACTCACGAAGGCTAAGGTAGACGAGTGTTATTACGCTTGGAGAAACCATGCCAGCAAGGGCAATAGTTTTAAGCTCCTGCAGCGCATGGATAAATATTATAAATCATTATGGAGGTAGCCAAATGGAAGTAAAGAAGAACGGCGGCGATGTCGCCAAAATGAGAGCTGACGAGAACATGAAGGCTGAGCTGGCCGATCAGAATGCCAAGATTGATTACCTGGCAATGATGGCAGACATTGAGTTCCCGGAAGCAGGAGACTCAGCAACCAGCACCGAAGAAAGTGAGGAAGAGTAATATGGCAAAGGCTAAAGAAGTAACAGAAGCAGTAGACACATCTGCAGAGGAGACGATCCAGGAAGAAGTGCAGCACAGCGACTGGTTCTACAAAGTCAAGGACTATTACGACACAAAGAGATGGAACCTGGTTATGGTAAAGAACGCTGTCAAGAAGGACAAGATTACCGAGGAAGAATACGAGGAAATCACAGGTCGTAAGTATAAGGCATGATACCCTACGCAGAATTTTACAACTATGACCGCCTGGAAAGCGCGGCCGTAGAGTTAGGCTTGCTCAATACCGAGGCAGACGAAGAGAATCTGCTGAACCTGCATAATCAGTGGTGTGGCATCTGTACCGGTTCGATAAGAACCCACGTGCGGATGCCATTCTTTATGCAGTAATAGAGGCCATTTTGGGTGAAAAGGCGGCAGATATTACGGACGTACCGTGGGAACTACGGTGCGTTTGGGAAGGAGGTAAAAGAGCCAATGTCTTTGAATGAAATTCTTGCAAGTGGTGGAGCGCTACTGCTGTTCTTGACACTGGTGCAGATTACGCCCATCAAGGTAAATCCGTGGTCTGCAGTTGGAAAGATTATCAGAAACGGCATGAGAGCCATCGGAAAGTCGATGAATAAGGACGTTATGGATAAGCTGGAATCAGTGCAGAAAGAGTTAAAAGACCTGGGAGAAAAGCACAACAAGCTCGAAAGGCGTATGGATAAAGATGATGCGGACGAATGCCGTACAAGAATCCTGCGATTTGCCGACGAGTTGAGAAGGGATGTCAAACATTCCGAGGAGTTCTTCAATCAGATTTTGGATGATATTTCGGACTATGAGCGTTATTGCGCAGAGCATCCGGAATACAAGAACAGCAAAGCGGTAAATGCCATTGCCGAGATAGACAAAGTTTATCAGAAGTGCATGGAAAAAAATTCATTTTTATAACAGGAGGAAAAGAAACATGAAGAAAATTGATTGGGTTAGAAAACTCACAAGCAGAAAGTTGTGGACTGCGGTAGCGTCATTCGTATCTATGATGATCCTGGCTACTGGCGGTACGGACAACACAGCAACACAGGTTACAGCACTCATTATGGCAGGAGCGTCAGTGGTGGCATACATCATCGGCGAAGGCTTGACCGATTCAGCCAACATCGGCTCAAACAGTGAGGACGAGGAGTAATCTGAGAACATATTGTAAGCACAGGGCGGTCGAAAGACTGCCCTATTTTGTTAGGAGGAAGAACCATGAGTTTAGTAGTTGGAAGCGCAAGAATTGACGAGAACGGTCACATTTCGGGAGGAAAGCCGGGAGATCAGACTGGAAACGAGGTATCAACCCAGGCGTATTACGTCCATTCAAAAGGCTGGTACTGTCTGAGACCGAAGAGCACCACGGTAGCAAATGCCATTGCGGAAGCTATGCTGCAGGGATGCAGAAACAACAATATCGGATATTGTCAGGGGCACAGGAGCAATGTAATCGAACAGCTGAGAAAAGCCGGAAAGCTCGCAAAGATTTCTGCAAAAACAGAGGCAGACTGCAGTTCACTCGTGAGAGCGTGCTGCATCCAGGCTGGTTTTGATCCGGGAAATTTCAACACAGCGTCCGAGGTTTCGGCATTGAAAGCAACAGGACAGTTTATGGAACCGATTGCGGTAACTTCCAAAACTGAACTGTTCAACGGCGATGTGCTTGTCACAAAGACCAAAGGACATACAGTGGTTGTTGTTTCCGGAAATCCGAGACGTGTAAACGCCTATTACCCTAAGTATAAAGGGGCATCGGGTTCTATCATTACGGCGCTTGCTGCAGTGGGCGAGAAAGACACATCAAAGGCGCACCGGGCCAAGATTGCAGCCGCAAACGGAATTACAAATTACGCATATACCGCAGCGCAGAACACCAAGATGGTTAATCTTCTCAAAAAAGGAAAGTTAATCAAAGCGTAAGTTCTGAAAAGGTATCACATCGGGGTGGCTGAAAAGCTGCCCCTTATTTTGATTTAAGGAGGAGTTTTCTATGGAAAAACTATTTGGTATTGATATTTCACACTGGCAGGGAGATATGAGCATCGAGCAGGCCAGGAACGAAAGAGGAGTGAGATTTGCTATCATTAAAGCTGCAGGAGCAGATGATGGCAAGTACAAGGATAGCAAGTTTGAAAATTACTATGCACAGTGTAAGGCTATCGGACTTCCGGTAGGTGCATACTATTACGGTAATGCAAAGTCTGTTACGGAGGCAGAACAGGAGGCAGACCATTTCCTGTCAGTTATTGCAGGGAAGCAGTTTGAATATCCTATCTACTACGACGTAGAAGGTAAGATGCTTAACAATAGCAGAGGTGTCCTTACGGATATTGTAATTGCGTTCTGTGACAGGTGCGAAAAAGCCGGATATTTTGTCGGAGTATATACATCTGATTCGCATTTCCAGGCACACGTAGACGATGATCGCCTGCAGAGATTCACTCATTGGGTAGCGAGATATTCTTCAAATGAGCCGGTAACAGTTCACGATATTTGGCAGTACGGAGGAGAGCATAACTACATTGCTGACAAGACAATCTGCGGAAGAACTGTGGACCAGGATTTTTGCTATCGTGATTTTGAAACAGAAATCAAGAAGGCAGGACTCAACGGATTTTCTGCCAGCGCAGGAGATGAAACGAAGGAGCCGGAGGTTTCAGAACCGGAAGGCAGTACCCTCGATCTGCTCTACAGAACGATGAAAGACGAGTTCGGCGGTGGTGACGCAAGAAAGGCGGCTCTCGGTAGCAGATACAATGAAGTGCAGGATGTGATCAATCACATCGACAAAGCATCCGTGCAGGAGCTTGTAGACGAAGTGTGGGCCGGTAAGTACGGTGACGATGAAGTGAGAAGGACCATTCTTGGCAGTAGATGGCAGGAGGTCCAGGACGCAATCAACGCCGGAAATAAGAAGTATTACACCATTAAGAGCGGAGATACGCTTTCCGGCATTGCAGCGAAGTATGGAACTACAGTCAATGCGATTGCTCAGCTCAACGGCATTGAGAATCCGAACCTTATTATCGCAGGAGACACCATCAGAGTAAAATAACAGGAGGAAACGGTGGCATTATGAAAAACTACATCGGCGTGAAAATTGTAAAAGCTGAGCCGAAGGAGAAGAACGGAGTACCTGGGTATGCCGTGAAATATCCGGATGGTTATGTATCATGGAGTCCGAAGGAAACCTTTGAAAAGGCGTACCGTGAATTGGACTGCCAGGATTTCATCAATTCAGCAGAGTAAGCAAGGGAGCCTATGATCCGCAGGGGTTGTAGGCTCTTTTTTTATTGCAGAAAAGCGGAACAAGACCGCAGGTAAAATCAATATACAAAATAACCAAAATCAGACCGGGTATTTTGACGAAAAGTTCCCGAGACACGATAGGCGATTTTAGTACCTATCCTATGTCTAAAGACTAAAAGCCGGTATCGAACCGTGTACGAAGTCATAGAGCTATATGTTTTCAGAGGTGTAATTATCCACATTATCCACACGCATTTGTGGATAAAATACGCTTTTGAGAGTACGCAAATGAGCATATATTATTCTATCTCTAATATCTATTATCTAATCTCTAATATCTAGTAAAGAATCCTTGTAGAAACCTTAGAAGAAATCATGTAAGAAATCTTACAATGCACCAAGCAACCATGCGGGTTTATGGTCCTCGCAAATGAAAATAGGGAGTAATGCACCAGGTAGCGCAGATGATCCGGAAATTGCAGAAGTTCTCGTGAGTGCGAAAACATTTTAGCAAAAACTCGTAAAATAGAAGTATATCTATTGACAAATACGCAAGTGCGAGTTATAATATAACCATAATCAAACAAAACAATTTGATTAAATCCGAAGGAAGGAGGAATTACCAGTTGGGTAAGAAAGGTAAGAAGAAAGACTTTTCCACAAAGGAAAAGGAACTACTTGAAATCGAAAACCTTAAATTACAGAAGAGAGAAAAGCAGGCCAGCATAATCTCCACCATAGTAATCATGATTGTGTCAGTGATTACGGCAATTCTGAAATGGTTAGGTTTGATTGATTAAGTAGTTCCCTTAACGGTCGGGAGGCAGCAACACCGCCTCTCAACTGTTAAGTCTATCATAAAGGAGGCTGATTTGGCAATGAAGAAATTGAGACAGTTCCTACAGTCGGTGTTGTTCATCAACTTTATGGTCGGCATATACGACGGTATGAGAGCGAAGAATTTGGTGGCAATTTTGATAAATGGAGTAGTGGTACTGGCACTGATCGCCGGAGAAAAGAAAGAGAGGTAAACGATATGAAGTGGGACGTAAAACACGATAGAGCAAAGAAGGTATTAAATCATTTCCTGGATAATGCAGGATATTGGACCGAGACAGAGAGCTTGACAGAAGGACTTACCGAGGATGAAATCCAGGAAGTAAGCGCAGAGGTAGCAACGATGATTCAGAGCATCACAAAGAGATACAAGCTGGATGTTATGCTTCCTGCAGAGCCGGTAGTCAAGGATGAACCGGCGGTCGAGGAGAAAGCTGAGGAGCCGGTGGCTGAGAGACCTGCAGAAGAGGTCAAGGAAGAAAAGCCGGTCGAAAAGCCGAAGAGACGTGGCAGAAAGCCTAAGAAAGAGGAGGTTGCGTAGGATGGCATACGAGAGAAAGACAATAGACACCTGGGAGCTGCAGTTAAATTATGGGTACGGATGGGAGTACACCTTGACCGAATACACAAAGAAAGAGGCAAGGGAGAGGCTGAAAGAATACAGAGAGAACCAGCCGCAGTACCCGGCACGACTGGTCAAGAAGAGAGTTAGAAAGGAGGCGATTGCGTGAGCACAGCGGCAAAGCTGACAGCAGAGCAGGTTGAGAACCTGGCAAAGGAGATTCGAGAGTTTCTGTTGGAGCATGGGTTATGGCAGGATGTTGATATTTACTTCAACGGAAAGAAGTACACGAGTTACGATCCGGAGAACGGAAAATATTATTACAACGACAGGGAGCATCTGATCGAAGTGGCAGACCAGCCGGAGAGACATTTTGAATATGTTAATCCGGAACACATTCTCAGCATGAGTTTTGAAGGACCGGTATGCGAGATGCTGTACTACGGCATCCTTCCTTCGGTCAGAAAAGAATTTGACAAGATATTCGAGAGATACGGCTTGTATTATGAGTTCGGGCATCACTGGAATTTCAGTTGCTATTACATCTGAGAAAGGAGAAAGCGCAATGAATATTGGCGTGGAAGTATTAAAGGAAAGCGTAATCAGAGTGCAGTCACAGTTAAATGACTGGATGGATTGCGTGTTTGTTGTAAGCAAAGATGATGAAGAGAAGGCGAGAGAGGTATTGGAGAAAGCCTGGGACAGTTTTTGGGAAGATGGAGACGGTTGGTGCTACGGCAATTACCTAGAAGATAAGCTGGTAAATGCCGGTATTGCATTCGATGCGTACTACGCAGATGCGGAGGAATGAGGACATGGAAGAATACAAGGACATATCAAGAGGCTTGAAAACGCTTCTCGACAAGGCAGAAGAAATGGGGTGGAACTGGGAAGC